TCATAAGAAGAAGCTGTACAAACTGTTTGCGCCGTTAATCATGTCGGACTTAAACTCGGAGAACCCTAACCCAACTTTGGCAGCCCATTCAAGATCTATTACTGCTTCCACGAGTTTTTTGTGTGCGTTTTTGCGTGAGCGAGTTACGCTTGGAGGGTCAGTGTTGATTTTGCGGGCTATCCTGTAGTCGCTTAGTCCTTGCCTTGCAAGTTGCAGGATAGTGCGTTCTCTTTCTGTAAGGTTCATTAAGGCTTATTTTCCTGAATTTTGCATTAATAGGTTATTATCGTAAATAGGCTAATAATCTATTTCTGTTTTCTTTCTGCAACGTATTCTTTGACTTAAACATGCAAAAAAATGAAACAGCCAATCAAGACGACACTCAAAAAAGCGATTGTTCCAAGCGCACAGTAGAGCACTACGCGGCAGTTTTGCCCTTTAAGGTCCTTGAGAAGATTGTGGATAAGCCTCTGCGTATTCGGGGCGTAGCCATGTCGGCGGGTATGAGCCGTAACTTTAATGTTTATACTTCTGAGGAGTTGCAAGCGTTCACGGGCAAGCTGGTTGATGCACCTGTCTACATCGAGCATGTTGCTGTGCCCAACGCAGTTGGCAAAGTAACCAAAACCGATTGGGATGGCCACAACCTCTGGTATGAAGCAGAAATTTACGATGGCGAGACCTCTGAGAAAATCCGAAAGGGTCTCATACAGCATGTGAGTGTAGGCGCGGACTATGAAGCAATCGACGTTGTAGACGGGAAAGTTCCTCACGGCTTGCATAATGCGGAATTGAGTCTGGTGGCTGTGCCGGGTATTCCCGAGACTAATGTGCAGGTTTTAGAGAAGCTCGTAGAAACCAGAGTTGCAGAAGCCCTCCGAAAGGCTGGGGTTCAAGAGGCGGAGTGGGATACCGAGTACATCAACAAGCTGCCTGACGAATGCTTCGCCTACATCGAAACTGGCGGACAGAAAGATGAGGAAGGCAAAACTGTTCCTCGCAGCCTAAGGCACTTACCGTTCAAGAATGCCCAGGGTAACCTGGACGCTGATCACGTTCGAAACGCTTTGGCTCGATTGGACCAGACGAATATTTCTGCTGAGGCAAAGGCTGAGGCGATGCAAAGGCTATGCTCAGCGGCTGGAGAACTCAAAATTGAAAGTGGCGTCTGCAACCTCAAAGGAGAGACAGAGGCTCTAAAGGCTAAACTATCCGAAACCGAGGGCAAACTTGCCGATGCCACGAACAAGCTAACGGACGCGCAGGGCACTATTGAGGATTTGCGTAAGCAGTTGCCCGGTGGCGGCTTGCTCAAGAATCCGCCCAAGATGATAGCGGTCTCTGAGGCTGCCAAGCTCGTTGAATCAGTGTTGCCTTCTCCTATGGTTCAGCGTAGTTGGAGTTTGGGACCACAACGCATGTGCCAAGAACTGCGCCGAGTAGTTCAGCAATTAGAGCAGAAAGCAGGAGGCAACTAATGCCTTGTTCACGCTCACTTTTGTGGGGAAGAGTACCAAAGGACGAACTTTGGGAAATTCAAAACTTAGAATCGACTTGATTTTGAATGGCTGATAAAACTGGCAAAAGCTGGATGGCTGCAGGAGAAACAGACGACCCAAACGCTCTCATAGAATCCTTTGAAGCTGCGGCAGCAATAACCAAAGGCTCACCAATCTACTTAAGCGCTGACGACAAGGTCTCGCCTAGTCCAGGCGGAGACGACGCCATAGGCATAGCAACAAAAACCGTTGCCATAGGCGAAATGTGCCCAGTTCTTAAACGCGGAAGAGTCAAAGTCACAGCTAATGGCGCCATAACCCGAGGTAAGGCGGTCTGTAGCGCGGCTGGCGGAAAAGTAACCCAGCTAGTTGACCAAGCCGTAAACGAAGGTGGCTCTGCCAACTACACGATTTACTATAACCGCAAGCTTGCAACAGCGCTGGAATCAGCAACAGCCGATGGCGACCTAATCTTCATCGACGTGGAGAAGTGATTTGCTTGAAGCCTAGACTTTTTGAAGCATTAATGGCAAAACCAAACGACCAGCGCGAACTCTATGAGAAACTCAAGGCTAAAGCTGAGCATCCTTTCCTGAAGCGTTATGCCGTCATGGGTGTGAAGGAGGGCTTCTTCAGCGACATGGCAGGCGCTTTGGGCAGGATGCATGATACGCTTGTGGATGCTGCATGGCCTGAACTGATCGGCAGAAACATAATCACCGTAATGCCCACAGCTGAAGCGATGGAACGCTTCCCGTTGGATGCTGGCGCCGTCGGCTACCGTTATGCTGAAGGCGCAGTCACAAGGGTTAGCGCCAAGAAACCGACCACAGTGGACATTTACACGAACCAGTTGGCGGAAGCCTCTGACGAGTGGACAAGAGAATACTTGGAAGACGCCACTTGGAACGTGATGAGCAAAGCCGTTGACAACGTTGGAATGGCGCTGGGTCAAAATGAAACTGAAACGATTCTTGCGTTGTACGCTGCTGTTCAAGCCGCCGACTTGGCTACTGGTGCAGAGCTAGCTGGTGGCGGTCTCGTTGCAAGCTGGGCATCACTCTTGAGCCTACATGAAGCTGTCCGAAGAGAGCATTGGCGTCCCAATGTTCTGGCAGTCAACGAGATGCAATTGCACCAGTTGCTAAACGATGACAAATTCGTGAAGTCTGTGTATTTGCCTAGTAGCGAGACAGACATTGCACAAGGCACCATCGGTAGCGTGTTGGGCATGAAGGTTCAGTCAAGCACTCTGGTGCCTAACGGAACGATGTATGCGATTGATACTCGTGTAGCGTCCGTAATGCTTCTACGCAGAGACGTCACCGTGGAAGACTGGGAAGACGTTAAGACCGGCGAGTACGGTGTACGTGGTACCACACGTTTCGGCGCTGGCATCCTTCGGTCTAAAGCTATTGCCCGAATGACAAACGTCAAGCAAACCATGACTTAGACGCTGCCAAAGCAACAAAATTATCTCCCTCTTTTTTGGGACATAAAAAAGTTGAGGTTAACCTGTCCATGAATAAAGCCTTCAAGAAAATCCGCGAGGTGCTCTCTTATGCGCCTGCTTCTGGCGTGGCGTCTCCGAAGGGGCGAGTGTTCTTTGACACTACGTGCATCCCGTTAGTGGATGTCATGAAGCTTTACGACCGAGACCCAACCTGCAAGGCAAGCGTGGACTTGTTGGCGGCTTCGACAGTTGGCATGGGCTTCTACACCACTGTTGATGAGAAATATGAGAAGGCGTCTGAGGCTAAGGCTGCAGTGGATCGCTTCTGCGAAGATGCCAATCTGGACGGGCTTTTGAATGATATGGCTAAGCCGCTGATTGGCTGCGGGAACGATTTTTGGCTGAAAATAGCTCCTGAAAAGCTAACCGATACTCTCCGTATGCCGATTGACGCGGTTGAGCGCATCGGACTTAGCAGTGTTCCTGACTTGAAAATTCCCTACAAGGTCACTGGTTACCAGCTTAAGAGCACTTACCGCGGTAACGTGGGAGGCGAGCTCAAGCCTGAAGCGGTGATTCACTGGCATCTCAGCGGTGACGTGTCTTCGGGTTTCGGCGTTGGACTCTTACAGGTTCTTCTTCACACGTTAACGGTTGACAGTGATAAGCGTCCTGCTTACGCTTGGATGAAGGCGAAGATTGAGCGGATTATGCCGAGGATTTTTGAAAAGTACGCTGGTCCTGACGTGCTGGCGTATCTCGAAAAAGCTGACGCTGCAACCATAAAACAGTTTGAAGGCGCCATTAAGAACCGCCCTGAAGAGGGCGCTTGGCTATTCTACAACAAGCCATGCGAAGTAAAACCCGTAACGATTGACCCAAGGGCTCAGGGCTTCGTGTACTACATCGACCACATCGTCAACCAGTTCTATTTGGGCTGCGAGACGCCGCTGCCACGGTTATTCAGCACACCAGGTTTCACTGAAGCTTCGGCTCGTGCAGCGCTAGACCTTCAAGACATGCTCATCAAACCCGTGCAGCGGTACATTAAGCGTCAGGTGGAAAGGAAGATTTTCACGGTTGTTGTTGCTCAAGCTGGGTATGACGCGGATAAAGCGAAGGTTCGTTTGAATTTTGGTAGTCCCGAAACTCCTGAGCTTGTGCCCTCAGACCTCATCAAAGCTGCTGAACTCGGGCTGGTTCGAGCGGAAGAGTTCCGAAAGAACGCTGTGAAATTCGGCTGGGAACTGTGGGATGCCAAACAGGACAGTGTTACTACGAGTAAAGGAGGCTCGTGAATTGGCAAACGTTTCTGTAGATGATGTTCGAGACGTTTTACACGTTTCTGATGCGGATATTCCTGAAGCTAAAGCTTTGAAGATGATTAAACGTGCCCAGGTCACTTTGGCACTAGAGCTCTCCGTGGACATAGATTACTTAGACTGCACGGACGCCCAAAAGGAAGCCATAACGCTTCTGGCTGCCATTTACGCAGTTTGCTATTTAACGGGTGGCTCAGCTGTAGGCTTAAACTTCAGCGTTGGCGACTTAAGCAGTTCCCCTTCTTCCTTACCCAGTTTAAGCGTGTTACAGACAGAATTTGAACGAGTTCTTGCCAGCCTAAAAGAGCCTTATGTGAGGAGCGTGTAGTCATGGGGACTGTTCCTGAAACCTATTACCAGTTCATCATGGACTATGCACCTTACGTTTATGTGATTCCGCCTGACCTTCCGGATCCAGCGTTTGGAAGAGGCGTCTTAGCTACAGGCTTTGCCATAGACTTCCTGATTGAAGCCTACTCTGCCAAACAGTTCGAGAACAGAAAAACAGACGTCTACAACAAAATCGTAAGTCTATCAGACTGGATTCTGACGCAACAGTGCACAGACCCAGCAAAGAAGGCTTATGGCGGATTCAAAAGCGCAGAAACCAGCACATACTACTATAGCATAGACGCCTGCAGAGTCATCCCATCACTCCTAAGAGCCTACGAACTCACAAACAACACCGAGTACTTAGATTCTGCCAAACTAGCCGGAGCAACCTTCCTCAAAACCATGCAGGACCAGCAAGCCTACGGCGGTTTCGCAAGAGCAGTAACTATCGAGGATGCATGGCTTCTTCAAATGGACATCGAATGCCTCTATGGACTTATCGGCTTAAAGCTACTTGAAGAAAATTACGACATAGCCAACGCAGCAATATATCAAAGCATGACGGACAAGGCTTTAGAGTTTCTTAGAGAAGGCTTCGAAAACCTGTGGTTACACCACGACCCTTCAGATGGCAAATGGCACAGGGTTGGTCTCAGCGAGAACGAGGTTTATGACGACCCGTTCGCCTACGCCTTGATAGGCTTATGCGCTTACGAAGGCTGGAGTGTCACTTGCCAACGAGTCTACAACTTTCTAAACAGCGTTCGGGCTAGCGCTCAGTATCCAGCCTATAATCCTGCAGTGTGTTGGGCTGGCTACATAGATGTACTCAGTAGGTTCTCTGCATGTGACTATTACGATGCGGTCACAAGCGGAATTCTTTGGAAAATCCGCAGAGACCACGACAAGCCAAGCTTTGAGCTAAGCGTGAAAGTCATCGAGAAGCACAGCGAGGAATTCATGTTCTGGGGAGCTAAGCATGCAGACTATAGCTTCGTGGAAAACAAGAAGGCTACTGTTACGGTTTGCTGGCTTGCACAGCTATTCCTTCACTACGAGGAACCCGTAACACAGTTCACGAGGATTCTAAGAAGCAAAGGCGAAGCAGTCACGCTTTATTCAGTTCGCCAAGCCGTTGCCACCGTGGACTATGGGGAGCCATTGGATCTGTTGGCCATTGTTTCTCCTTTGAAAGCTGAGCAGGTGATGCTTGAAGCGGGCTATTACCTGAATGACTATTTGGCGTTCTACACGTTTCTTCCCGTGAGGGTTCACGATAAGATTAGGCGCCAAGGGGAAGACTACGAAGCCCAGACTGTAACACCTTTCACTTTTGCTAATCAGCGGTTCTACTTCAAAAGCATCGCAAGGAGGCTAATTTCAAGTTGAGCGTTGTCGAGGTTGAGAATCCCGTTGTTACAATTCTACGGCTGATAGAGTCTCGCCTTAGGGTTGTCAAGGATGATGGTGGCTTAGCCCGTGTCCTTTGTTCGCAGGCGAATTACGACCGCGAACTGCTAAAAGACCATGACGCCCAAATCACCGTTTCCAAGACCGCTGACCCCTGCCTTCCACAGAAGCACACATTAGATGGAAAACTGAGGCGCCGCATCTACTCTCTGAGAGCAACAATAACAACAGTAGACAAACCCACTCCAAACTCAGACGTCGGCAGAGTCATGCGCGACAAAGTCCTTGAGCAGCTTCTGTTGATCATCCCTGAAAACCGAAACCTGCCCTACAGGACCATCTATAACTTTTACCCATTAGACTCCACATCTGCAACTCATAAAACCTATGACTCAGCAGCCACAAGTGAGCTTGAGCCATCAAACATTTCTTGGACAGAGCTACCGAACGCGGAATATGCTAAGCTCTGGGGCAGCGATGATGAGAGGCATTCTAAAAGCGCTGTTGGAATCGATGAGTATGCGTTTATGCTTTTCCGCTTCAAAATCGGCGCTAAAGCTGGAGAAACCCGCAATGAACCGCGAAAACAGTGCCTTAAGCGCGTTTTCTTGTCGTTTGAAGGCTACGGAACCTCGCCACAGGGAAACGGTGTAACCCTCAAAGTGTGGGACAGTGTTTCGAGCGCTTGGAGCAACGCGCAAGCTGGTTCTGCAGGAACAGACGAGACCGTTAGTATCACCCTCACGTCAAACCTCACTAACTACGTTGATGCTGACGGCTTTCTCTATCTAATGGTACGGACGACCAATCCAAGCGATGGGGTTTCGCCTGCTACTTTGTACTGCGATTTTGTCCAAGCAACCGTTGATGTGCGGGGCGTTACTTTCTGCGATGTTCACAGTTACCGAGACGTCGATGTTGTCGACGTGAAGCCCTTCCTGTACAAGGAAGAAATCATCATCGTGGCATGGCTGTTCGAGTCCATTGCCATTTCATAGGTGAAACCAAAAATGGTTGACACATACCACTCCGACCAAGAGAAGTTCTACTACGTGACCGAAGGCACCTTCGGCGTAGTCCCTGCGAGTCCAGCAATGCTTGGGCACTCCTGCAAGAGCATAGACCCGGACGTTAACCCAAACAACATCCGCGTGGCAGGCACAGGCTCAGTGGATATAGCGGCGCTCAAGCGAGGCTTAAGGCAGTCGTTACTACGAGTAAAGTATCCTTTGCCCTCAGACGCACCCATCAACCTTCTCCAGTACGTCAAGCAAGAACTAAACGTTAGCCTTTCTCTGCAAGTGCTCTACTACAAAGACATCTTCGTATCTGCCACCGACATAATCAGCCTACTCTACAAAGGCGCACGATTCAACAAGGCAGTTCTAACTTGCGACATAGACGGCATCATCGAGTGCGAAGCAGAATTCCCATCTCAGGACATAGAGGTCGGCACAGCCAAAATTGCCGATGCCACTTATACCGAATACGCTGGCGCCGTTTCAGGTAGCGAAAGCTACGTCAAAATCGGGGGCGTAAACTGCGAACGAGTAACTTCTTGGAAGCTACAGATTGACAATTCCTGTAAACTCGTACCAGTGATCAGAGCAACTAACGGGTATTTGGCGAAGTATGTTCCTTGGGGTAAGCGGTTTTTGACTGGGGAACTCAACTTCGAGTTTGAGAGCAAGCAGGAAGCAGACGACGTTTTAGCCGACACTGAACAGTCCAGCTTAGAGTTTGGGCTTGGCGGAGCCAACAAAGTCAGCGTAGAGCACACCAAATGGGGTGACTTCAGCTTGAGCGGGAAGGCTGAAGACCTGATCTATGCCAAAGTACCCTTCACGGCTAGAGGACCGCTCACAATTTCATAGTCACAAGGAGAGGTGAAGAATGACTGAAACTGAAGTTGAAGTTAAGGTTTTGGAGAATTTCGGTCGAGAAGCTGCACTGCGCAAGAAGTGGCTGAAAATGTGGGAGACACTTGGCGTTCGAATCATCAAGATGCCCAAGTGGATGCAAGACATCGTTCTTGAAGACGTCAACACAGCCATAAGAAACCGAATAGCAACCATGGAGATGATTCAAAACGCAAACAGAAAAAATAGAGATTGATAGCAGATTCGGCGAAGAATACAAAGGCACCTACGTATTTGCCGAGATTAGCTGGGCGAAGCGGAATCGCATAATCCAAAAACACACCAGATACAACAAGCTGTCCGGAGATGTTGAAAGCAGCGACTTCGTTGCCATCCAAGCAGAAACCATCATAGCCAGCCTGCATGGTCAACCAAACTCTAAGCCAATCACGCTTGAGAGGCTTCTGAGCGAAGACGATGGCATTCCCATTGAGCTCGGAGAACTCTTCTCAAAAGTAGTCAACAGGCTGAATGGCATGTCGCGTGAGGATTTGCGTTTTTTACTAGAGCAGTTAGACGAGGAAAGCCGCATCCGGCTCTTTCAGAGTTTCGGCTTTGTCAAACCTTCGGCTGGACCCCAACAGAACTTGCCAAGCAACCAGCTCGGACAATCCAAGAGTTCTGCCACATCTTGAACGTGATGGACGACATGGCGGAGGAAGAAAAGAAAAAGACGGAGCGTGAAGCGAAACGGCGATAGAAGTAACCTGTGACGTAGAAGGCGTAGAGGAATTCAAGAGTGCCATGCAGCGATTCGATTCAGGCATGCAAAGGCAGGTTTACCGCTTTTTGGCTAGCTGGGCTGCCGACGTGAAAGCTCAAGCTATGCGAAACGCTCCAGTCGTTACGGGTTATCTTCGCAGCACAATCTACGCACGAGTCAAGGAATGGGTCGTTGAAGTCGGCGCAGATGCCGCTTACGCTTTGTTCGTTGAGTTGGGAACCAAGTACATGCGGGCACATCCGTATCTTTACCCTGCCATTCAAGAGTACCTTCCAGAGCTTGAAGCCGTGATTGTGCAGGCTATTGAACAAGCGAAAGCGGAGGCGGGCTTATGAGTTTTCGCGAAATCGCATTAACAATAAGGGCAGTGAATAGAGCTAGCAACGAGTTCTCTCGGATTCAGACGGACGCTGAAACTCTTGCAGCACGGGTCAAGAGTTTAGGAACCACTCTCGCAGGCTTAGGCGCTGCGGGCACCGCTATCGGTTACGTGGCAAACCAGTTTGGTTTAATGAATGATGCAGAGACCCGAGTTTTCAACTCTGCCATGATGGTTGTTTCGGTCATGGGCATGTTCCTACGTACAAGCACTGGCTTGGCGGTTGCTCAGAAAGTGTATTCTGCCGCTTGTTGGGTCGCGACCGCAGCTCAGAACGCCTTGAACATCAGCTATGGGACGTTTTTGGCTTTAACTGGCGTTGGGATTGCGGTGATTGTTGCGGCTGCCGCGGCGATGTGGAGCTTTGCCAACAGCATGAATAGCGCCACTGCAAGCGTCCAGAACTTTAACAGTGCCACTGCAGAGACGCCTTCTCATACTCGTAGTATCCAGAGAGCGGGCGAATCTGCAGTTACTTCTGGTTCTGGGAGTGGCGGTTCATCTGACGCTTCATTCTATCGGAGAGGTGTTGAGTAAGTGAGCGTTAGCCCGCCAAACTTGACTATTGCTTTGGGTTCTGTGGGTGTTCCCCAAGCCGATGTCACTGAAGCCTTGGTGCATCTTGGCGCCACCAAAGAAGTGAGCAGCTGGGAGCTTCTCCTGCAGAATTGGAACGGCAAATACAGCCCCAACGGAACCTATCCGCTCAACGTCGGACAGGATGGCTACATTTGCATCGGCAGAGGCGCAAACGTCCCTCAGCTCATTACCACTCGGACAGAGAGCATAAAGTTTGAGTCTACACCGGTAGAGCACTATGTGCGAGTGGCGGGTAGGTGCTGGGGAGAGAAGCTCTTCCGCCAAACCGTAACCAAAGACTACTCAGGTTACAAAGGCGAAGCCATAGTCAAAAACCTCCTAGACTATTACTCGGGAATAAGCCATGTCCGAAACAGCGTAGAACTCGTTGAAGACACGGACACAACCTTCACTGACCTGAAGGTGCAGGATGCTCAGGTTTGGGATTTACTGCAGAAAATCGCTTCAGAAAGCGACAAAAACGGCGTCATCGGCTATGACTTCCGCACCATGCCTGATGGCAAATTCGAGTTTTTCCCACGAGGAAACAAAACAAGCCCGGTCAGCCTGACAGACAAAATAGAATCTTACGAGTACTGGAAAGAAATAATCGCTGTCCGCAATAAAATCACCATTTACGGGGCACAGGACAAGAGCATGCCCTTAAACAAGGTGGATTGGACACAGAGCCTAACTCCTACAGATGGCGTTTGGGCTGCTACGGCGGGAGAGGTAAGTTTAGAGACTGCCATGGGAAGCCCATACTGCATTAAGCTGTATGTTCAAAACAACTATTTTGGCGGAGCACTTTTCACTCTTAATGCAGGACACTTGGTTAATGCTAACCTGTATCCTGAGCTTCATTTTGCCCTACAAAAAGAAACCTACTTCGAAGACAGGTCCTTGATTGTGCTTTTCGATTCTTCATACCGAACAGCGAGTCGCCAGTTTACCGCTCAGTCTCCAGGCGATGGCGGAGTACCTGACCAATGGACATTGGAAACCTTCAAAGTCGGCTCTGTGAATGCGGCTGAGTGGACGGTGGCTTATGGGTTTGATTGGTCGCAGATTTGGCACATAGTCTTCTACTGCTACCCTGTTGAGGTTACTGGGTCGGGCGCTTTCTGAATTGACAAGTTCTTCTTTGGCGGATTACGATACAGCAGCCTTCAGCAGGATGCCGCAAGCCAAGCAGCTTATGGGCTAAGGGAATACGTGGACATAGACGAGGAGCTCTGGAGCGATAACGAATGCTTGCTCCGTGCGAAGGCGATTCTTGCCAATATGAAGGACCCGTTCGAGTACATCAAAGCAAAGAGCACCGTCATAGACTACGGGAACAATCCGCTTTATCCTGCAGACATGATTGCAGTGGCTTTGCCGAATGAGAACGTCAACGGTAATTTCCGCATTTTGAGCGCTGAATACCACGTACAAGCCGAATCTGGCGTGTTGGATGTCACGTTGGAGCTTGGGCGTGAGAAGTCGCTTTTGGCGGATTACGTGTACGCTTTGCGCTCCAAAGTAGACCACGTGAACAGGTATAAGGTTGCGAGGTTATGACAAAATGAAAAACAGTTTACGAAAAACAATTGAAAGCTTGAGTCCGGGAGATTTGATATGCTGTTCATGGTGCGATGCGTCGGTTGGCAAAAGCTCAGGTTCAGGCATGGCCATAGACGTGCCCGTGAAGAGCTGGGGCATATTCGTGGGACTCATAGGCGACAAAGTCAAACACATAGTGATTGCTCAGAACAGCTTTCGCTATTCCGACGGGCTTTTTGATTTGGATTATACGGCGATTCCGCTTAGCTGGGCAGTTGATGTTGCCGTGCTGGTTAAAGAGCACATTCCCAAAGACGCTGCTGCTAGGCTGGTTAACAGCTTCATGATGGGTGGGCATCGGTCATTTAGTCGTCCGAGGACTTTTCAACGGAGAATCTTTCAGCAGAGGTTGAGCATCGATGGCAGACCCGATTAAACGAGCTTTAACAAGAAAGCGAGTTCAACGTGGCAAGCTAATCAGCGAAGAGCCTAACGAGAAGCTTGTTTTAGGCGTAAAATTCGGCATCGGCATGACCGTTTGTTTGTCCGTTCTGGAGATTGCTCACATGGCTTTCATGGGAACATGGAACAGCGAGATTTTCGCTGCCATCACAGGCTTGAGCGGTACCGTCATGGGAATTTTCGTGGGGCAGAAAACATGAGGAACAGAGGTAGAATGCAGAAAAAAAATATTTTTTTTATACATGCTACCTACTACCGCTCTTTCGCACGGATTACTAGAAAGTTGAAGGCTGAGGACTTCGTTAACGCTGATTCCTTCAAGACCCGTGATGAAATAATGCGGATTTTCGCTGCTGAATGCTATGAGCTGGCAGAGGAATTTGCCAAGCAGAACAAGCAGAATTTATCGTTGCAGTATGCGAAGCTGTCGGCTAAGATGCTTGGGCTTAGTTTGCGTCCCAAGAAGCTGAGTGATTTGGACGAGATCAAGAAGGCGTTGGCTGAGTTAAAGGCGCAGGAGAAAACCGAGTAAATGTCCAGTCGAACGCTTCCTGACAGCATCAAAGGCTTATGGCGCGAGATTGAAAAGATACAGTCTGTTCGCGTCTCAATGGAGGATAGGCGCAAAATATGGTTTCTAGCCAAAGTTCTTGCTGAGCTGAGCGGTCAAAACGTTGATGTTGTCTTTCGGCGAATTAAGCCTAAAAGCGAATTTGACCTCCAAGCCATTTATGCCTTGTATGATAAGTGCCAAGGTCAAAGCATCGAAGAGTTAGGGGAAGATCCGCTGTTTTCTGAGGTGTTCTTGAATTTTAAGGCGACTGATTATCAGCTTTGTTTTCTGACGAGTTATGCTCGGCAGCAGACGGTTTTGTGGACTCGGCAGGGCGGAAAAACCACATCCATCGGCGTGAAGCTATTTAAGCGTCGGGTTCGGCGTCCGGCAAGCCAAGCCACAATCACAGGTCCAGGTCTACGTCAGGCAAAGCTCGTGCTTGAGAAGTTGTCCGACGTCTTGAGCAGGATGGACGCGGTGGCGTACAAGGCTTGGGTTGAAAAAGTTCTCAGAACCACCATCAGATTGAGGAATCGTTCTCGTTTGAAGACTTTTCCATTTAGCCTAGAGAAACTTCGTGGTGAAACCAGCGACGACGTGGATGTTGAAGAAGCCGCTTTCATCAAGGAGTGCGAAGAACTCGTGCAGGGCACTTTGACGCCTCAGATGGCTACTCGCTGGGCAGGCGGCGCTTCCATTATTCTGAATAGTACGCCTTGGGGACGCGGCTTCTACTATAAAACCTTGAACGAACCAAGCGTATCCAAATTTTGGACGCCTTTTGTGGCTGACTGGCGAAAAGCAGTAGAAGCCAAGCTCATCACGCAAGAGTTCATTGACCTGCAACGGCAACAGCTAGACCCTGACCGCTTCAGCCGTGAATACGAGTGCAAGTTCACCGAAGACACTGGGCGATGGTTAAGCCAAGAGCTAATAACTGCTTGCGTTGACTCGGGCATTGTTGAGCCTTGGCGTTTCGAAGACAGTTTCGAGGGCTTAGAGTTTTACATGGGCTTAGACGTCGGGCAAGAAATTGACAATGCCGCGCTTAGCGTTGTGGAAAAGGCGGGCGAAACTCGGTTTTTGCGTTATAGCCACATCTTCCCATTAGGCACGAGATACGATGTCATAGCTAGTCACGTTAAGGTTCTGAGTGAGCGATGGCAAAGTACGGTGCGGGTTTTTGTTGATTCGACTAATGAGCGGGCTTTGGCTGAAGCGTTGCGCTCGGAGATTGAGGACGTTGAGGTTGAAGGCATCGCGTTTAGCCTTCAGTCTAAGCAGAAGCACGCTAGCTTTCTTAAGCAGCTTATGGGTAAGCGGCTTTTCCGCTACTACTACGACCCTGAAGTGATTGCGGATTTAGCGGTTGAACAGTTCGAGGAGTTACCAGGTAAATCCGATGAAGGCGAGGGCAACATTAGGTTTTTCCACGCTCCAGGCACTCATGATGATCGTTTCTGGTCGATTTGTTTGGCTGTTGGGGCGTCAATGGAGGTTGAGCCTGAACCGTTTTTGGTTGTGGTTCCGCGCAGGGCTAACAAGCTGGATCGTGTCCGCAGGGAATTGGCTAAGCGTAAGGTGATGGGGAATGGTCGTTAAGCTGTCACTTTGCTTATTCTCTCCACAGTTCAGTTTGTCTGTTTCAACAGTCGTCTTAAATGAGGCTTGTAAAGATAACAGGGGTAATTGTGTATGAGAGATCGCAGAGAAATCTTCCGAATTCAAAAGTTCCGTCGAGTTTACGATAGGGCAGCGGGCAAATTCTCTTTCAACATAAGCTATGAAACGCACACAGAGCTAACTGATAGAGCGCTTGTGGTTGCTGAAAGTTTCGGGTTAGGCGTTGATGAAGCGCAGAAGTTCAAGGTTCTCGATGCAGAATTGAAGATTGGACCGAAAGACATTGTTTACGTGACTGGGGACAGCGGTTCAGGCAAGAGCGTGTTACTGCGAGCAATCAGGCAGGATTTAGGAGACGAAGCCATCGACCTGTCTGAGGTTCGCATAGAAGCGGATAAGCCATTGATCGAAACTGTAGGCGCTTCGGTGGAAGAGGGGCTTGATCTGCTCAGCAGGGTTGGTCTTAATGACGCGTTTCTCTTTCTACGTACATACAACCAATTGAGCGATGGTCAAAAGTATCGTTATCGAATTGCGAAGTTGATTGAGAGCGGTAAGCAGTGGTGGCTTATGGATGAGTTTGCGGCTACGCTTGACCGGGACACTGCAAAGATTGCGGCTTTTAACCTTCAGAAGCTTGCACGTCAACAGGGCAAAGCCGTTATTGCGGCAACTACGCATGGAGATTTGTTCGAAGACCTTAGCCCCAGCGTTCACGTGCACAAGCGCTTCGGCGAGGAAATCACCATAAATTATTATGCAAATAAGCATTCCGCCTCGGAATGCAGCCTCACAAAGGAAATGGTGATTGAGGGCGGTTATCTTTCTGATTGGCGTCGTCTCAGCGGATTCCACTATCGCAGTCACCACGCTGGAGCAAGCAGAGAAGTTTACCGTTTAAGGCGAGGAATTGAGCTCTGCGGAGTGATCGTGTACTGTTATCCGCCACCGGGTTGCGGGGGCAGGCGTCTCGTTTTGCCAGGAAGGATGTCGATGATGGGGTTGAATCTTGGATTGAGCACGATTAGCCGAATTGTGATTCACCCGAAGTATCGCAGCATAGGCTTAGGCGCAAAGCTGATCCGAGAAACTCTGCCGAGAGTTGGCACGCCCTGTGTGGAGATGATTGCGGTTATGGCAAAGTACAATCCGTTCGCTGAGAAGGCAGGAATGCAAAAAATCTTGGAACAAAAGCCATCTGAAGAAGCCAAGCGAATTGCAGACGTGCTTTCTGGTTTAGGTTTTGACCTGAAGCTTCTCGGCAGCCAAAAACACGTCTTAGACAAACTGCAAAGTCTAAGCCCTCAGCAGCTTGAATCGTTAAAGGAGGCATTCGTCAAGAATGACCATCCACGTTTCAGAAGGGAATTCGCAGCCAATCGTCACATGCCCTATGGAACTGCAGCGGCTTATGCTGATGGTGTAGAAAACGCTAGCATTGAAAGGATGGCGAAGTTAGTTAAGATTGTTGGCATGTTGCTTCAGACAAAGGTTTACTTGTTTTGGAGAAAGCCTTGAGCTGACTTCTGCGAGGCTTCCTCTTCTTCGGTTGTGGGAAAGCCTTTCTTCTGGAGAAATAAGTCTCGTAAAACGATGAGTTTGGCTTGGTAGAAGTATCCACCTTCTCTAAGTTCAGCTTTCGTTGCAGTTATACCTGTAAAATCGTTAGACATGCCTCTTGCCTCATCTTGCTGGTAAAGCTGTTGCGCTTTTTCCCAAATCAT